GGGGACAGAGGTGGAGGACTGATGCCGGAAAGACTTCCGGTATGCTACGGTAACACGAGCTTCGTACACCGATTCTTAGCTCACCAACCCGCTCCGATGCAGGTCGTTGAGAAAAACGGTCTCGGAACAGTCTATCGTTGCGAGAAATGCCGAGCAACAATCCGCCATCACTACAAATACGAAGATGAAGACACCACAACTTGAATCATTCTCTGCTGGCTACTGGCTGGCTGATGATGTGCAAGTCGATACTTACGATGGAGAAATCGCTCTCATGGACGAGACGCTCTATCGTGAACTGGTGGCCCTCATCGGCGAACCAATCACAGGACTGATCGACAGTCTTCATTATGAATTCCAGCCCACGCGTTCTGTCCTTACCGGGCGTGTGGCAGTTCCCACGGAAAATCATCGCGGTTCTGGAAGCCGCACACTGTTACTTCAAAAATGAGTGAAAACACAGCAGACGACAAGTTCGACGTGACCGAAGACGGGAAGCTGGTCGAGAACAAGGAAACCGAAGCTAACTTCGAAGAGAATTTGACTTTCGATGAATGACTCCGATCTTGGCCCAGCGTTCATGCTGGGTCTGACTATGGGACTCATGCTGGCGGCTGGCTACGAGGACGACGAACCGTCTGACTGACCCAGCCGCCTCATCGAGTCACGACACCGTAGCCAGCAGCTCCCAGCAGTCGCGCTGATCGACTTTTCACATACAGACGACCCAAACCTCTTACTTCATGGAAGAACTCGCAGAGAAGCTCGCAGAGAGCGAGCATGGACTCGATAACGCCGAGGCACTTGTTAAGCGGTGGACCGGCCACCCTGAACGAATTGCCGAGGACATCTTTCGGGTTCGAAACCTCGATAGCGGCGACATCGAGGATCTGGGCCTCTTTTACCCGTATCAGCCCAAGTTGATGCACGCCTATTTCTTCGGAGATGGGCGAATTATCAACGTGTATAAAGGTCGCCGTATCGGCGTGTCGTTCGTCTTCGGCGTTTGTATGGCAATTGACGGGTTGGCCTCTCCCGGTGCGTTCTTCCCGATTGTCTCACGGACGAAAAGCCAGTCAGAGTCTCGAATTGCGGATATTCGTGACCTGATTGAGCATTCGAAGGTTATCGACATCGATGACCTCGTGACGGACAACAAAGGTGAGATCGAACTGCCCAATGGGGCGGTTTTCAAGGCATATACCGGCGATCCCGAGGGTGCGCGTGGTGATGACTCCGCAAAAACCGTTTTCGTAGACGAAATGGCATTCTTGGACGACCAAGAAGCGACCATGCGGGCTTTCATGCCGTTCATCTCGCTTGGAGACGCGAAAATGCTCCAAGTTTCGACTCCACGCGTTTCGAGCGATCTTTTCCTCCGAACGCACAAACGAGGGTCGCCAACAGGCAATAACGGCGTTATTTCGGTCAAACAGCCCACATTCAAGAATCCTGACGGCATTGACGTTTCAGTACCGCTTCAGGACCAGAATGTTCACCCCGTTCGCCCCGATCTCAACATCGATACGGTTGAGGCCGAGCGGGCACAAGACCCCCAAGGATTTGCACAGGAGTATCTGTGCAAGCCAGTTTCCGACGAATATCGCTTCCTATCGATGGATGCGATAGAACGGGCACAAAAACGCGGTGCAGCCCAGCCTGAGAAGTTCGAAGCCGGTGTTGGCGGGGGGAAAGCAAAGGCTTCGAACGCATACTGGCACCCAGCGACTCATGCGCGATCTGGCGGCATGATGGTGATGGGTGTTGACATCGGCATTGACCGGGACGACACCGCTATCTCTGTATTCGAACACGTTGGAGATAAGCGTTATCTCCGGTTTCATACCCTTGTTGAACGGAATGATCTCCGACAAGTAGGCGTTTACCCCGAAGATCCGAAAAACCCCGACTCAATTGCCCAATATCTTTACCGCGTGTCCGAAAACATGGGCGTTGACAAAGTATTTGTCGATATGACGGGTCCGGGCCGTGGATTCCAACAGGCAATCCAACATCGGCTCGGAAAACGCGCTCAAGGCTTCAATTTCAGCAATAAAAACGAGCTTGAGCGAATGTGGGGTGATCTCAACTACGCACTCCACAAAAACCTGATCACACTGGTTCCAGACGAGGATATTCACGACCAGTTGGGTGCAATCGTCAAACAGCAGTCTTACGAGGATCAAACGCCACGATTTTCGGGCAAAGATCAATCCGAAGACGGCAAAGACGATCTTGCGATGTCGATGGTCCTCGGGGCGTACCCCCCGAACTTCAAAGCTGATCGTTCTACATCGCCACACACGCGAAAGAACGCCAGTGGGACTGAGTATTCGGATGCAGATGCCGGAGAAGACACCCAAGGCGACCCGGTGCGAGCAGCCAAGCAGCGCGAAATTAAGAGCCGCGATCAATCGGGCGATGCAGCCGAAGCGTTTGCAGCGGCAAACAGCGTTCGTGGTGTCCGAGCAAACACCAAGCGGTCAAACAACCGGCACAAACTTCGCCATTCACGCAACCGATCAAGCTCAAATCGGAGACGCTAACAATTTATGAAGGAAGGAACATTCGTTGACCCCCCGGACGATGACAGCAAGGAGTTCTATGCTGACTCACCGAAAGGGGTCATCAAAAGCACCCAAAATCAGGGTGGTGCCGGAGCAAATCGCGGTGTTGAGGCTCCGCAGAACGAGATCGAGAGGCATCGGGAAATTGCGTACACCGATCCCCACGTTCATGAGGCAGTTTACACCCTCATAGACTGGATCGGCGGTGACAGCTACAATATCAAGCCACGGTCGTTCGAAGCCGCTCTTGAAGGCGGTGGTGGCGAGATTGCAGCCGATATTACGGGCGGTGCCGAACTCGGGGACGAGGAAGCCCAGCGGACGATGGCAGCCAAGCTGGAAATGCTGATGAAGTCCTCGCGGTTCCAAATCGTGTTCATTGAGTGGCTGTACTACGCGGTTGTAGACGGCCACTCGTTCATGGAACTCGTGGTTGAAGACGGGAATTTCGACCCCCGGCTTCTCCCCACGACGAACATGAGTCGGGAAACCGACGAATATGGTCGCGTTATTGCTTATCACCTCGATCCCCCCGAAGGCGGTGGGGATGGGGGTGGTGGGGGTGGCGATAACCGTGTGAGCTACGAGCCACACGAGGTCGCCGAACTCTACTTCCGCAAGCAACCAACCGATGATTTCGGGCGGTCGTTCATCGAGGCAATCGCGGAAGCTGCTGACATCCTCCGCGACATGGAGATGGACTACGCGAGGTTCGTGGCAACGAAAGCGTATCCCCCGATTCTGTGGAAGCTCGGGACGGAAGACGAGAAATGGACTGAACCACAGATCGACAACTGGCTCGATACGGTTGAAGCCATCGAGCCGGACACGATGTTAGCGGCGGGTCACGACGTAGAAGCTGACATCGTTGGCACCACATCGACCAGTTCAACGGCTGGTGCCATGCGGTTGGAAGAGACGTTTGACCACTTCCAAGATCGGATCGTGACCGGTCTTGGCGTGCCTGCGCTCCTGATGAACATGGAGGGTGGGGGTGGGGGTCAAGGAGAAGCAATCTCTGCGATGCCCTCGTTCAAGCGTCGTGTTCGTCGGATTCAGAACCACATTAAGACCGAGGTTGAACAGCAGATTCTCAAATCGCTGGTGTTCAATTCGTTGCAAGACGCCGAAGGACCAGTCCCCGAGTTCGAGTTCGGCGAATACTCGTCGGCAGAAGAGCGGCTGGACTCCGATGTGGCAATCAACCTGATGAATAACCTTCTGCTGAAACCCGAAGCCGCAGCGCGGCGTGCAGGCATCGATCCTGACTCCGAGCTTCCCGACATTTGGCAGGGGGCGGACGGTGAGCAGCAGATGGAGATCCTTCGACAGCTTGCGGGCAGCGGTGATGACATACAGAACCCCGACGGGGGTTCACCAACAGGTACAGGTGGTGGAGCCGAGTCTTCCGGTGGCGAAGTGACTTCTCGCCAGAATCCCGGCGGTGATGAAGACGGACGTAACCGTCAGTCTGTGACAGAAGGTGAAAACACCTGATACCATGGACGATGCTGAAAACGAAAAACTCAACGAAATTCACAACGCGGTACAAGAAACGCAGACCCAAATTCGAGTTATCCACGAACGAACCGGAAATATGGATAGCAGACTTCAAAATGTCAAAGAAGAGGCCGAGAAAAACAGCAATGACATTGACGACCTCGAATCATCTGTTAACCGGAATACCACCGCCGTAGCTGGTATAACCAGTGCGATTACCGCCAGTGCGGTGTGGATTGGCAATAAGCTGATAAAATTATTTTAACATGAGTAACCAACTAAATCTCGACGCTGATCTCGAATTTGCCGCCAGCACCCCCGACGACTCACAATCACTTGATTTTGACAGTGAGGAGTTCCGCCAGTATGCTGGCACTGGCTTCAACGAGTACGGCGTTCGACCAAACACCGACGAAGGCGGCAATATCGAATCGGTCGATGTTGTCTACGAAGCAATGGAGCCGGGACCGCCTGAACGGCGTAACGGTGTGCGGGTCACTGAAAATTTCCTGCGTAATCTGAGCGATAAAGATTACACCCAAGAACCGCCCCATCTTCTCGATCACAAATCGAAAGAGACGTTTGCCAACATCGGTAACGTCCAAGAAATCTGGTTTTCCGAGCAGGCGGAAAAACTGGCACTAATGGTTCGAGTGCCAAACACTGGTGGTCCAACACACAACGAAGCAATCTCGCGATATACCCATGAACCCCCGGCAATCCGAAACGGGTCGGTAGGACTGGGCAACAACTACGAAGCAATTCGTAACGACGAGGGCGAACCAGAAATCAAAGACGGCAAACTCCGCGAATTTTCTGCCGTCAACTTCCCCGGTGGCTACGACGAGGGTGGCGTATCAGCCGCGTTCGCCGAAGCCGCCAGTGACGCGATCACTGAGTTTGATGACGAGGCACAAGCAGATGAGTCCACCGAGGACGAAGCCTCAGAGAACTCGGCAGCGGATAACGACTTTTCGGTTGAAACCGAGGAGATCACTTTCTAATCACAATGAAATTCAACAAGGTCAACTTCGACGGCGACCTCAGTGAGATGGACGACGATGAACTCACTGAACTGGTAGATCAATACCAGAAGGCACAGGAAACGAACGTTGCCGAGTTCAAACAGGCAAAGGAGGCGATGGCTGAACTCGTTGACGCAGATGAAAACGCTGACTTCGAGGATATTTTCGGTGAGGTGCAAGACTTCACTGATGCCAAGGACGAACTGGTCGATGAGGTCAAAGAGTTCGATGCGTTCGCCGATTCTCCCGTCACCGAGTCGGAACTCGAAGACGCCGCCTTTTCGAAGGTTCGAGAATGGCACGCGTATTTCGCTGCGGCAGAAGCCGCCCCCGAAGACGACGACGGCGAGTTCGATGACATGGGTAAGCGCGGCGAAACCGGTGGCGACGAAGAGGAGGCCGAACGTCAGTTCGCCGAAAAGCATCTCAGTGGCATGGCTGGCTTTCAGCGCAAGCAGTAATTCTACAAGGTAAATCACAATGGCAGACTGGAACGTAGCAACTGGTGCAGAACAGGCAATTAACCGAACCGGCGCGCCGAACTGTCGGGTCGTTGGCGAAGACGTGCAAGGCGCGCTCGTCGGCGTCTCGCAGAACGCCGATGACGAGTGGGAACTCGTTGAGGCCGACGCGGAAGCTGAGGCCAATGGTGGGACCGAGGTCAACGCTCTCGGGGTTCTG